GACGAAAGTCGTCATCTGGGAGGATATCGTCCTCGCGCTGGAATTCCCCGGGAGCCTCGGCGTCATCTACCGAAAGACCTATCCCGCGCTCCGCGATACGACCAAGCGCGACTACCTGGCCGAGGTGCCCCCCGAGATCGTCGCCAACGAGATCAAGTCCGAGGGGCGCGAGGAGATCGAATTCGTCAACGGCTCGAAGACCCTCTTTCGGTGCCTCGACGACTTTCGGAAGCTCGGCTCGACGCAGTTCGACCGCATCGCGATCGACGAGGCGTGGGAGATTACGGAGGAAGAGTTCCGCACGCTGGCCTTCGGCCGCCTGCGAGGAAAGGTCGGTCCGCGACGGCTCGTCGTCGCGTCGAACCCGCCGAACCGCGACCACTGGATGTACGACTTCTTCGTGACGAAGGCCGCCGCCGACACGGCGGTCTTCCACTACGCGACCTACGACAACAAGGCGAACCTCCCGGAGGACTACATCGCGCGGTTGGAGAAGATGCCCGAGCAGTGGCGGCGGAAGTTCCTGCTCGGCGAGTGGGGCATCCTCGTCTCCGGGACGCCGGTCTTCGCCGACTTCCGCCAGGACGTCCACGTGATCGACGCGCATCCGTCGCCGCTGTTCCCACTGGTCCGGGGCTGGGACTTCGGCTTCCGGCACCCAGCCTGCGTGGCGCTCCAGTACGATCCGCTCGGCCGGGCGACCGTGCTCTGGGAGAAGCTCGGCGACCACGTCGATCTCCGGACCTTCGCCCAGGAGGTGCTCGAAGACCATGCGGCGCGGTTCCCGGGCTACGTCGTGAAAGACTACTGCGACGTCGCTGGGACGCAGTCGAACGACCGGGGGCCGTCGGCGGTGAACCTGCTCCGCCAGGATTTCGGTCTCCTGCCGATGTACCGGAAACTCGGCGTCTTCGAGACGATCGAGCGGATGCGGTACCTGATCAAGACGCTCTCGGCCGGCCAGCCGCTGCTCCGCTTCGACAAGTCGTGCCGGTTGCTGCAAGATGCCTTCGCCGGCGGCTACGTGATGGACGACAAGCCGGGCCTGACGGTGGCGAAGGAGCTGCCGAAGAAGGACGGGTATTTCGACAACCTCGTCGATGCGCTCCGCTACGCGCTGGCGCCGGTGCTGGTCCCGGCGAAATCTCCCTACGCGGGGAAGCCATTGCCGCGAACGTGGCGCGTCGCCGCCGCATTGTGAGGGGGCGCTCCATGGGGCATGCCCGGCGACGACATCATGCGAGCATCACCGTCGAGGATCCTCGTCTCGGACCGGGAGAGCACACGATCAGCAGTGCCGTTCCTGGGCAACTGGAGTTGCACCGGCAGCCGCTGCGCCCGTCCGACCCCGAGACCGGGAACCCGACTGGGGCGCGGGGACGTGCTCGACTCACCGCAGCGCAGGTGAACCGCGCGGTCGAGTACGAAGTCGCTCGCCGAGCGAAGGTCGTTCGGCGGGCGAAGCGCGAGATCATGCGGGGGCGCGGACGCGGACTGCTTCCTGAGTAGGGGGGACACGATGGGTCACGCGAGGCGAAAGGGCCAGTCGAAGGTCGAGACGGTTATGCGGGAGTTCAAGCACGGCGAGCTGCACAGCGGCTCGAAGGGCGGCCCGAAGGTGACGAGCCGCAAGCAGGCAGTGGCGATCGCGCTGTCAGAGGCCCGGAAGGCCGGCGCTCGGATTCCGAAACGATAGCCGGGTGACACGAGGGTCCGAGCCATGATGCCCCGGTTCCTCCAGGCCGAGCTGTCGAAGCAGACCGGCCGACTCCAGGACACGCTGCGCGACTTCTGCCGCCGCCGGGTCGACGCCGCCGAGCGGCGGTGGTCCGAGCGGTATGATCGCTGGCGGGAGGCCGAGCGCCTCTACCGGGCCTTCCGCGTCGAGGACGCCGACGATCAGCAGCGGGCGCGGACGCCGGTCTCGCAGGGCGTGACCAAGATCGTCGTGCCCTACGGCTACGCGACGATCCAGTCGATCCTCGCGTTCTTCATGTCGGTCTTCACGCAGCGCAAGCCCGTGATCCCGGTCGAGGGCGTGGGGCCGTCGGACGTCCGCGCGGCGTATCTGATGGAGATGCTGCTCGACCGGCAGTGGAACCGCATGGAGCCGAGTGGGACGCTGATCCTCTATCAGTGGCTCCTGGATGCGCTGCGCTACGGCGTCGGGATCATCAAGAACACCTGGGCCGTCCGGGAATGGCCCGAACTGACCCGAGTCGTGCAGCCGATCCTCGGGCCGGACGGCCGGGCCATCGGCTACGACGACGCGATGGAGATGCGGCCCGTCGTCGCCTACGAGGGCAACGAGGCGATGAACGTCTCCCCCTTCGACTTCCTGCCCGACCCCCATGTGCCTCTCGGGGACTTCCAGAAGGGCGAGTTTGTCGCACACCATCTGCGGGTCTCCTGGACGAAGCTCCGCCAACGCCAGGCCGAGGGCCTCTATGCCGGCATCGAGCACATCCCACGGGATACCGGCGGGGGCCGGTGGACCAGCATGTTCGGTGCCGGAGTCGTTGGCACGGCCGCCGAGAGCGATCTCGCCCGGATCGTCGAGATGTCTCCGACCGACGACGTCACGACCGACGACTACGGCGAGCCCTACGTGCACCTCCACGAGCTGTGGGCCTACATCGATCCAGAGCGGTACGGCCTCGACGGGGGAACTCCACCGAGCCTCCAGGCGGAAGGCAGTGTGCTCGGCGGCGCGACGACGGCCGATACGCCGCGGTATGCGACGGGCACTCCCGAGCTGTGGGTCTTCACCCTCGCCAACGGCCGTCGGGTGATTCGCGCCGAGCCCGCGAACCTGCCGGGCCACCGCTTTCCGTTCGAGGCGGTCGAGATCAACTACGACGTCCACGCCCCGGCGAACTTCGGCATGATCGAGACGACCAGAGGTCTCCAGTACATCCTCTCGTGGCTGTTCAATGCCCGGTGGCTGGCCGTGCAGAAGACCCTCAACAACGAGACGATCTACGACCCGTCGATGGTCGAGGAGCTGGATGTGCTCGATGCCGACGTCGGCCGGCTGATCCGGCTGAAGGAGTCGGCCTGGGGCAGCGGCAAACTGACCGAGGCGATGATGCACCTCGACGTCCAGGACGTGACGCAGGGGCATCTGAACGACGCCCGGGTCGTCATGGAGTTGATGGAGCAGGTGACGGCCGCGAACCGACTCATCATGGGGCTCGCAAACACCGGTCGACGCGCCGCGACCGAGGTCCAGGGCCAGATGAACCTCGCCAGCGGCCGCATGAAAATGATGATCGAGCTGGTCTCGCATCAGGGCATGCAGCCGTGGGCCGGCCAGATGGCGAAGAACACGCAGGCATTCGCCGGGGAACTCGGCGTGCGACTCAAGCCTCCCTACGACCGGCTCCTCGGCATGCCGTTCGTGCAGGTCGTTCCGGGGATGCTCGCCGGAGAGTTCAGCTTCCCATTCACCGAGGCGGGCATGCCGACCGACAGACTCTACGAGGCGAACGTCTGGAAGGAACTCCTGATGATGGGCATGCAGGCCGGCGGGGCACAGCTCCTCGCGCAGTCCGGCGCGCCGCTCGGCCAGATGTTCCTCGCGATTTGGGGCCGGTTCCTGCACGCCATGGGGATCAAGGACCTCCAGACGTTCGGCGTGTCACTGCCGCACGTGGCGCTCGCCGCCGACGAGCAGGTCGACGAGATGATGCGCCAAGGCGTCGTCGCGCCGCTGGGCGGTGGGACACCGCCGGGGGCCGGCTTCGGCTCCCCGACGGGCCAAGCTGGCGACGGCTTCGCGCTGCCGCCGACGGCGAGCGCCCCGGGCGCCGGGCCGAACGTGAACGGCTCGCCGGTGGGCGGGGCGACGTGATGCTGCGCATTGTGAAGCTCCTCGAACAGGTGTACCAGGGCGCGAAGGAAGGAGGACCGATGGCCAAGACTCCCGAGCAGACGATCGCACAGCTCCGAAAGCAGATCGCGCAGCTGAAGGGCCAGCTCCTCAAGACGAAGCGGCTGCTGGCCGACTGCCGGCGGGCCGCGAAGGAGAAGTAGCCGCCGGTGGCGACCGCCGCGACAATCGACCTCGTCGCCGAAGTCACCGGGCAACTCTCGGGGACCGAGCGACTCGCCCCGGCGCGGGTGACGCTGGCGTCCGCCGTCGGCCAGCGCCAACTCGTCGACATCGCGGCCGGAGACAACACGATCACCGTGGCCGGCGCGACGCCGGCGTACTGCATCATCGTGCCGCCGCCGGGTGCCGTCGCGTCCTGGAGGCTGAAGGGCGCGGGCGGCGATACGGGCGTGCCGATCGCCGCGAACCGCTGGACGGCGGTGGCGATGGCGTCGTCTTCGTTCATCCTGAATTCGTCGGCTGTGGTTTCCGGTGTCGAGTTGAACTTTCTCTGACCTGTGGCGACGTCCGACGAGGCCCGCCGTGTGCTCACGGAACTCCGCCGCGACGGTCGGCTCGACATCATTCTGAGCGCGATCCGGGCGCTCCTCGATGCCACTGAGCAGGAGTTTCGGACGTTCTTGACCCAGAACATCGTCGTTGGGCCGAAGGAGTTGGCGAGCATTCAGTTCTACCAGGGACGACTCGCCGCCTACTCGAACACCCTCGTGGTCCTGCGGACCCTTGCCGAGCGCCCGCCGACCCGCTCGGCAGGTGCGCAGTAGGCCAGGAACAGCACTGGGGTCGATTCTGTTCCCGGCCGCGCCCAGTCCGAGCGATCAAACACTGTTTGATTCCTGGCATTCCGCCGCGGACTGTCTCACGGAGCAAAACGGCGGTTGACGGAGGCTCCACAGCCGTGCTAGGGCTGGGTCGAGGAGATGCCCGCATGCCAAGAGGCCCACGGCGCGCCGAAGAGCCATCTGAAAATGACCTAGAGGCGCTGATCGCGGCGGCAGGCGAGCCTGAACCGCCGAAGGACCTCGGGAACCTCCCGGCTGAGAGCGACGTCCCGGACGAAGACGAGACCCCGCCGGAGCCGAAGCGCGCCGCCGAGCCGGAGCCGGCCGAGGAGTCCGACGAGGAAGAGGCCGAGGAGGAGCCGGGAGCGGTCCGACTCTCCGCCGCCGAGGTCGCCCAGTGGCAGGCGCGCGTCCAGGCGCTCGAACGCGAGGCCGAGATGCTCCGCCGGGGCGTCGTCCAGCCGGCTCAGGTGCCCGAGATCGGCCCCGAGACGATCCTGCCGTTCAACGTCAGCGAGGAAGACGTCGCGACGATCCTCCAGGGAGGTCCCCGGGCCGCCGAGATGGTGTTGAACGCGCTTCGCGTGACGGCGCTCGCGGCGACGACGGCCGCTGAACGCCGACTCGCCGCCGCCTACCAGATCGCCGAGGCGCAGAAGACGCAGGGCCAGACGCTCCGCGAGGAGTTCTGGCGCCGCCACGGCGATCTCGCCCCGGTGGCCGACCTGGTCCAGGCCGCCGCGAACACCGTCTACGCTGAGCACCCGACCGCCTCGGCCGAGAACCTGATCGAAGAGACCGCGCGGCGCGTACGCGCCCGGGTGAAGCAGCTCGGCGTCCGCCTCGGGCCGGCGGCGGAGACGTCCACGCCCCGTCGGCGCCCGGCCACGGCCGAGACGAGCGGGGGCGCGCGCGGCAACGGGCGATCGGGTCTGTCGGCCTTCGAGAAGGAACTGTTCCAACTGGCAACGAGGTAACGCACGATGGCGCTTCTCGGCATGCGAGGCTCGGGGACGTACAACGCCGCCGAGCGCCCGAAGAATTGGCGGCAGGGCATCCTCCTGCTGTTCCCGAACGGCGAGGCCCCGCTGACGGCGATCCTCTCGAAGCTGCGGGAGCAACCGACGGACGACCCGCAGTTCTCGTGGTTCGAGAAGGGGCTCCCGGAGCAGCAAGCCATGATCGCCGGCGCCTCGACGGCGCTCGGCGGGCAGCCGGTCGCTGGATCAGACATCGCGGCGGCAGGCGCCGACGGCCAGATCGCCCTCAACGTGCGGCCGCGCGCCGGCGCGAGTTTCCCGACGACTGACACGACGATCTTCAAGGCCGGCCACGTGCTCTACAACCAGACGACGGATGAACTGTTCTTTGTGATCCGCAAGGGCGGCTCCGGCACCGGCGCGTGGCTCGAAGTGATCCGCGACTACGGCGCGAAGTTCTCGACGAACCCCGCCGTCACGGGTGACGCGACGGCCGGCGATACCATCATCATCGTCGGCTCGGGGTTCCCGGAAGGTGCGGGCATCGGCGAGTCGATCGCCTATGCACCGGTCTTCCACTGGAATGTGACCCAGATCTTCCGAACGGCGCTGTTCCTGACCCGCACGGGGCGAAAGACGAAGCTCCGGTGGGACGCCTCAGGCGCCTACGCCGAGGCGAAGCGCGAGGCGCTTCAACTCCACGCGCTGGAAATGGAACGAGCCTTCCTCTTCAGTGAACGATCGACGTCCACCGCGATCTCCGGCGCCGCGCCGGACTCTCCCCTTGGGGCCATCGGGACAGCGACCCCGCTCCGCACGACTCGGGGACTCCTCTCATGGCTCCCGGCGATCACGTCCGGCGCCTCGCCGACGGTGCATTGGGATGTGAACCTCGCCAACAGCGGGGTGCTGACCGAGGCGCTCTGGGACAGCTTCTTGGAGGAAGCGTTCCGCTATGGCAGCCGCGAGAAGCTCGGCCTCTGCGGCTCGACATTCCTGAACGTCATGACGCAGCTCACCAAGAACAAGGCGACGATCGAGATGGTGCCGACCGACCAGACCTACGGCATGCACATGATGCGGTACCTGACGCCCTTCGGGACGCTCATGTTGGTGAACCACCCGCTCATGTCGCACGACTCGGTCTTTCGGAAGGACCTCTTCGTCGTGGATGTCGACAAACTGACCTACCGCTACCTCGACGACACGCGGTTCCTGCGAAACCGGCAGGCTCCTGGCGACGACGCCAGCAAGGACGAGTGGCTCACGGAGGCCGGCCTCGAAGTGCACTTTGGCGGCGTGCCGCCGGCGAACGACCCTGATGGGCTCTCGTCCCCATCATCGATCGAGACGCAGCCAGCGCACGGCCGTCTGAAGGGTGTTGCCAGCTACGGCGGCTGATCGTGGCTGAGCATGCTGCACTCGGCGGCCGGGCGAAGCGCCGCACGACCTTCGGCGACCGCCGGGTCGGCGACGACACGCTGGCGCGCCGCAATCCCGACAGCTACCCGAGTTGCGCCAATCCCGGCGAGTTCTACGACCACTACGGGGAGCCGGAGACGATGCCCGAGCCGGACGCCGAGGAGCGGTATGCCGGCTATGTGAAGCAGAAGCGGCGCGAGGCGTAGATGGCGCTCACGGGCTACACGACGAAGATCGGCGGGGCGATCCGCATCGCCAGCGTCAAGCCTGGAGGGATGAAGATTGCCCACGTCCAGGTGACGATCGGAGCGACGACCGACTATGCGGCGGGCGTCGGCTTCGACATCAACGCGGACCGGGCGAAGTTCGGATTCCAGGTGATCTTCGATGTGTTGTCAGCCTCGATTCGCTCCTCGGCCGGGACCTTGAAGGCGTTTATGCCCATCTGGGACCAGAATACGAAGAAACTTCGATTCTGGGAAGTCGGCGCGGCGGGGCCGCTCGATGAGATGGATCAGGCAGACCTCGCAGCGAACGACGTGCTCTCGATGGTGGTGATCGGAGTCTGACACGGCAACTCGGCCGATCTCACAGACGGAGCGCCCGAAACCTCGGACCCACGGCGGCCGGTACAAGGGCCAGAATTCGCCCGGGGACGGCACGGGCTTCTCGAAGATGCCCGAGTCGGAGGCGGCCGAGATTCTGACCGACGCGCGAGGCGGCGATCCGGGGCCGATCCAGCACGAGCCTCCGTGGCGGGTCGCCAAGAAGGACTGATTGCATGAAGAAGCCCAAGAAGAAGCCGATGAAGAAGAAGGGAGGCTACTGACATGCCCAGAGTCGGCGATGGGAGCGGCATGTCGAGCGGCGCCCCCGAAGAAGAGGGCCTCCAGTCGAACACGGGGAAGACGCCCGAGGCGCCCGGCGAGGGGTGCGGCCAGGGCGAAGCCGGCCGAGGCGCGTCGATCGAGGGCGGCGCCTCGAAGTCCGCGAAGCGGTAGGGGACACGCCGTCCCGTCCCGTCACTGCGGTGACGGGCACCGCCATCGGCGGACGGCCGGGCCACGCGGCACGGGAAGCCCGTGGAAGCTCGGCCGTTCGTTCGTGATGTGCTAGGCTCCCGGTCGTGGCGACGCTCGCGGACCTGATCGCAGACCTGCTGAGCTACCCGTCAACCACCGCGACGATCCTCCCGCAGTCCCTCCGCGAAGCCTTCATCAACGAGGCGATCCGCCGCATCGAACGGTCGCACCGCTTCCACGTTCAGGAGGCGACCGTCGAGTTGGCCTACCCGGCGAATCAGGACTTCGTCGCGCTGCCGAGCGACTTCATCGCCGAATACGGCGTCTGGGAAAAGACGACGTCGGCCACGCCGTCGGCGTCGCTGGCGCCGATCCCGAAGACCCACCGGCGATTCTGGATCGAGGCGCGGGAGCCGACGACCCGGGACACCGTCTACCCCCAGACCGCGAGCCCCGCCGCGACCGTCGAGCGGCGGCACTACTATCTCTGGCGCGGCACCCTCGCCATCGTCCCGACGCCGTCGGCGGACCTGACGCTCGTCCTCGACTACGAGCAGCGGGTGCCGGACCTCGTCGGCTCGGGGACCAATGGCTTCACCGAGCGGTACCCAGACCTCGTGCGCGCCGCCGCGCTCGCGGAGGTCTACGGCTACCTCCACGAGATGGAGGCCGCGACCGCCTGGGACGCGATCTTCCGGGCGCGACTCGCCGACACGATCCGCGAGGACGAGGCGATCGCCGCCTCGGGGCCGCCGCAGACGCGCGGACGAGGCTGATGTTCGAGACGGTGCCGGTTCCCAGCTTCGGCGGCGGACTCAACCTCACTGGCCATCCGGCGGTGATCGACCCGAGC